GAAATACGGAGCCAGTTTTTAACAATATGGGCAAGAAGTACAAACGTCTTTTTGAGCAGATTATCTCAGAAGACAATTTCTACTCGGCTTTTCTGAAGACTAGGAAAGGCAAGCGCAAGTCAATGAGCTATCTTGACTTCAAAGAGTACGGCCAGCTTAACTTAGAGATGCTCAGGCAAGAGGTTGCTGCTGGCGAGTATATTAGAGCAGAGTTCAGAGAGTTTTACGTTTATGATCCGAAAACTCGTCTTATCTCTGGCCTTCCTTTCAGAGACAGAATAGTACAACATGCTATTAACAATATCATAGAGCCGATACACGAAAAGACTTTCTTGCCCTACACTTTTGCTTGTAGACCCGACAAAGGGTCACACGCTGGTGTAAAGCATGTACAATCAGTTGTTAGGAAAGGCAAGGCTACACACTTTTTGAAGACTGATTTCAGCAAGTATTTTCCATCTATTGACACGACTTTGCTGTACGAACTGCACGAAGCAAAGATAAAATGCCCACAGACATTGGCCTTGATGAAAAGCATTACTCCAGAGGGGCAAGTTGGGATACCGATAGGTAGCCTAGCTAGTCAGTTGAATGCTAACTTGTTTGGTACGCTGGTAGACAACTTTGTTCACCACGAATTAAAACCAATAGCTTGGGCGCGTTACATGGATGACATGGTTCTTCTTGGCGATGACCCAAAAGAGCTTAGGGCCATGAAGGAGGCTATGGAAGTTTTCTGTGCTAAAAACATGAAAATGCGATTTAGTAAGTGGCAGGTTGCTCCCATAAACAGGGGTATAAACTTCTTAGGCTACAGAATATGGAAGAACCACAAGTTGATGCGTAAGCAAAGCGTTACATCAGCAAAGAGGAAGATCAAGGCCATGAGGGACAGGGGCGATCAGGTTGCGCTAAATAAGTTCCTAGCAGCATGGACAGGACATGCAAGATGGGCAGATGTAAACAACTTATTCTCTACATTGGAGATTAGCTAATGACAATGATTATTAACACACGCGCAGACTTAGATGCGGCACCAGAGGAAGTTCGAGAGAAGTTTATTGAACGTTTGGCCGCTTCTATTCACAAGTATGAGTGGGATGGCAGTGATTGGGTACTTGTTGAGGACGACAGTTCCATTGCTAAGTTCGCCTTTACAGTTTCCGACTTCCCCGATGCGCCTGTCCCAGAAAAGCCTGACTACAACCCCGATCAGCGTGCGGTTGAACAGCAGGCCAAAGAAGTCCGAACCCAGCGTGACGCGCTTCTGGCTGAGACTGATTGGACACAGGTTGCTGATGCGCCTGTAGACGCTGCGGCATGGGCTACCTACCGTCAGGCTTTGCGTGACGTACCGCAGCAGGCTGGTTTTCCAGAGGAGGTGACATGGCCAACGAAACCGTAGAAAGTCCAATCGGCGCCTCTGTCGATTCGCCTTGCGTTGACATCTGCAAACTAGATAGCGACTTCGTATGTGAAGGCTGTGGGCGCACAATTGAGGAAGTGTTGAAGTGGCCTGAGTATACAGACGAGCAAAAGTTAGCGGTCCTCAACAGATTATTCGACAATAAAGGGTAGGCAGATGGAGCCAGTCGTCATTATCAACATTATCATGTCTTTAGTGCTAGTGCTTATTGGCTGGTTTATGCGCGTGATGTGGGACAGCATTAAACGTCTACAGACAGATATGAGTGAACTTGAAAGACATGCCTCTGAAACCTACGTCCGGCGTGATGACTACCGTGATGATATGGCTGAGGTAAAATCCATGCTGCGCCAAATCTTTGACACTCTGAACGGCAAGGTGGATCGGTAATGGGTATCTGGTCTGGTGTTGTCTCTGCTGTAGCCGGGATTGCTAAGTCTTGGATAGATAGCAAGAAGGCTAAGTACGAAGCTGAGAAGACGTTTCAGATGAAGATGGCTGAGATGGAGGCCACTTGGGACTTGATTGCTCTGCGGCAAGCACAGTATAGCCTCAAGGATGAGATCATCACTATCATCATCTTCTTTCCGCTGGTTGCTTGGTGGTTTCCGTCTCTGAGACCACAGGCTCTTGCGTGGGCAGAGTTTGTCACTACTATGCCATACTGGTATCAGATGGTCATGTTCGGCATTGTAGCGGCCTCTTTCGGCCTTCGGTGGTGGTTCGGTAAACAAGGGTTCAAAGTTAAAAAAGGCTAAGATAAAAACTTTTATCTTAAAAACAAAAACCCGGCGCTAAGACCGGGCAAAATTAGGACCGTTATTTAACCCGCTTCGGCGGGTTTTCTTTTGTCTAGAGATAAGGCTCAATCTTCATAAACCTTCCGTAGTTCTGCTCTTTCAGCTGCGACTTGACTTTCTCGAAGTCGCCTCCGGCCAGTAACCTTGCGTTGTCGGCAGCGCGAGTCCTAACCTGTTCTGCGTAGTTACTGTCGAGCAGTTCTACAGCGGCTTGTACTCGATCATCATTGTCAATGGCATGGAGCATCCCCTCAAACTGTAGCAAAGTTGGTACACCGAGGTTGAAAGCCATGTCAATCAAAACAGTCTGTTCGTCTTGATCGCACATCGGGAACATCGCAAGGTTCTGCTCTAGCTCTTCCTTGTGTACCTCAATGTCTCTAATCAGCAAGTCTTCAAAGAAGATTTCCGCATCTACAGTGCTGTTGAACTTTGTTCGCTCGAACAGTTTGATTACCTCAACAGCAGTCAGAGGGTTGTCTTCTAGGTTCCTGCCATAGCCTACAGTCCACTTGCCTACAGTGTCTTTGTAAGGGTTAGTCTTAAAGCCCTCGTGGCTCTTGATACGCTCTATAAGTTTATCGCTAATCGTCATTGTCATCGTTGCCTCGACCATTCAACAGATGCATTAAGAGATTTTGTGCGTACTCTTGGCGCCGCTGCTGGGCGTAAGCGGCATAGGCTACTAGCAACGCCCATATTAAAAGCGGTGTGAAGACCGCAACCCAAGGCCAAGCAATGTGGCCTGTCAACTTGAGTCCAATCAACATCAACGTTAGTGCTTGTAGAAATAACATTACTTACTCCTGAAGATTGTCAATCAGCCTGCCTAGATACCAATATGCCTTTTCCAAATCCTCAACACCGTTCTTGTACTGCTCACGCCAAAGGTACTTTAGGCAGTTGCCCTTGAAGTAGCCTCGCATCTCTTCTGGGGTCAGCGCCTCTTCAATAGCCTCAATGCACTCAATGCTGCCGGTGTTGTAGTGACTTGGGCTGTGTACATTGTCATCCGTATCTAGGGCATCACTAAAGTCTTCCTCAGCTAAGGCGTCATCAAAAGTGTAATCACCGTATAGGCCATTGGCGTTTGCCCATTCTGCTATTTCATCTAGAGCCTTTTCTTGGTCCGCTTTAGAAGCAGCCCTTTCGTTAATAACGTCAGGGTCATAATCGGCCAATAGTTCGTCAATGGCTCGCTTGCGGCTAACAGACGGGCCACTCTGATGCGTGATACGCCACACTAGCGGGTCTTCTGTCTGTAAGCCACGACCCTCCCGTGGCACACGGTCGTAATCTTCCTCTGGACAACCCATCAGCCTGTTCTCCCACATAAACGTGTCATCGGTGTGCGGGTTACTCATTCCGTTTCTCCTTTTTGCTATTTATTTCAACCTAAGAAAGAATAATTCAAGATACCATCGTCCTGAATCATTCCCTATTTGAAACAGAGAACGTTCCCAATCTTCAACTCTAATATTGAAGACAGATAGATCAAACATATCGACCCAATAAGAAAAGCTGAATAAGCTGAACTCTATTAATCGGCTAAACATGCAATAACTCCTTCCAAGATACTGGTGCCACGTCTCGGCACTGGTTATAGACCATCTCTGCAAGATCACGAATCTCTGCCTGAGCATCAGGCTGCATCCGCTCGTTGCAAAGTCGAGCATACGCATACAGGCTGGCGGTTTCAACCCAGCTAGTCTCTGTTGCCTGTGGAAGCACCATACGAGCTTGCTCAGGCGCTATGCCGTCCTCAATCATTTTGTTGTAGAACCTCAAACTGCGGTCTACCAAGTTTTTGTAGTCTTTATCCCAAAAGTGAGAATCTTGGTGCACACTTCCACTACCCTGCTTAATGCTGCCCTCTGGCTTGCTGCGCCAGTTAGTCGGGTGGAACACAGACGGCTCGTTACGAATGTACCGCCTAGATTCCTCGTTCCTAGCAAACCCTACTGTGTGCCGATACCACTGCCGAGCAACAAATATAGGGGCTGTGATACGAAACTGTAGGATGATGTGGAAGAATGGACTTGTGTGTCCGTGAGACGCTAGGTACTTAACTAACTTAGCATCCTTCTCATCAAAAACGTCTTTCTTCTTGGCGAAGCTGACCCTTGCGGCGTTTACTTCCGTAAGATCGCCTCCCATCGAATCAATCAAAACTGCGTTCATAGTCCTAGCAAACCTTTTATTCCGTGATTAGCAATCGCGTTAGTAATGATAGCAAGGCAAGTGAAGATGTGGAGGATGACCCACGCTGTGCGGATCAGCGCCACCACATCTGCCTTGCGGCTATCGGAGTAGGCTTTAGTGCCTATGGCCTTAGCCCATATCTCCCAAGCCTTACGTAACTTCACAGCCCGCCGCTCCGCAGGCGATCTCTCCAGTCAAGTCAGTATTATCCTCTGCTTCTTTTACTTGTGTCAAGTCGATAGAAGTAAGGGCTGACTCCATGACCTCGTACTGCTCCTTAGTGATGTCCTCAAACGGTGCCTGCTTGTAGGTTCCGCCCATGTAAGGAAGCACAGAGATGCCGTTGAAGTGATTACGATTTTTCCACATCCAGTCTCCTACCGTGGCCCACTGATCGTCCTTAACAGAGACAGTGACAGAAACGTTGTGGCTGTTCTGGCCATCACGGTGCCCTGTGCGAACCCACTCTTCATTGAAGCGACTCACACGCTTTAGCAGCTCC